TTTCAGAAATGATTGATGATGGACTGGATGCCGATGATCACACAACGGTTTGCCACCTGTATGCGGTCCCAGATGAAGTTGAAGACATCTTCAATGAAAAATACTGGAAGTTGGCAAACCCGGCATTGGGGAGCTTCCGTTCAATTGATGAGTTCAGAGCGTATGCAGCGAAGGCCAAACGGATGCCAAGCTTTGAAAACTCATTCAGAAATTTGTATTTGAATCAGCGCGTAGATGTCACATCACCGCTTATTCCCAGTGCGGAATGGAAGGGGTGCACTGATAAAGACTGTGCCCTTGTTCCAGGTGAAGAAATTTATCTAGGGTTGGACCTTTCTGCAAAGACGGATTTGACAGCATTGGTTGCAGTGTCCGCGAATGATGGTGACCGCCTCGCGGCATGGTTTTGGAAGCCAAAAGATCTAATTGACCTTCATGAAAAACGCGACCGTGCCCCTTATGAAAAGTGGATCAAGGAAGGGCACATTTACGCTGTGCCAGGTAAAACAATTGATTATGAATTTGTCGCTCAAAAGCTTGTTGATTTGTCAGAAGAGTATGAAATTGCAGGCATTGCGTATGACCGGTGGCGGATTGATGTTCTTATGAAAGAGTTGGCACATTTGGATATTGAGAGCTACGCAAATGACGAATGGGGTGAAGGTTTGCGGTTGATGTCATGGGGGCAGGGTTTCAAGGATATGGCGCCCGCAATTGACGCCGTCGAAGACAGTATTATGAATGGCACCTTGAAACATCCCGGCCACCCAGTTCTGACATGGTGTTTTTCAAATGCGACCGCCTTAACGGATCCTTCCGGTAATAGAAAACTGGATAAGCAAAAAGCCCGTTTCCGGATTGATGGAGCGGTGGCCACGGCAATGGCCATGGGTTTAAAGGCCAGAGATATGTCCGAAGATATCGGTGAATTCCTAGCGGCACCAATCGGAGCCTGATTTATACATGAGCAATTATTTTTATAACCTGTGGTCTGCGGTCACGGGCCGGGCGGGTATGCGCTCTGACGGGCAGCAATCGTCTATCAGTGGCGGAGGCCCAGACGGCGTTTCACCAGACACGGCCTTAAGACTCTCGGCTGTGTGGGCTTGTGTCAGAATTCGGGCAGAAGCTATCGGTTCTATGCCGATCGTTATTTATAAAAAGAACAAAGATGGCACCCGTGAGGTGGATCGAAGTCATTGGCTAAATCGCGTTCTTGTTGAAAGTCCGAACCAATATCAGACGAGAAATGAGTTTTTTGAAACGTTGTCGATCAATCAGGATCTGAGCGGTAACTTCTATGCTCGTGTAACCCGCAAAAAAAATGGGGAGATTGTTTCACTACTTCCTTTGATGTCGCAGCAGATGCAGGTCAAGCTGGAGGACGGTGCAAAAAAGTTTGAGTACTCTGAAAATTCGCAATCTTCAATCTATTTACAAGATAAAATCTGGCACGGGATGATGATGCCTAGCAATGGCATAGTTGGATTATCCCCAATCGAGTATGCCAGTCGCGCATTAGGAATTTCCAATGCTGCTGAGGATAGAGTCAAAGCACTTGGGAAAAATGGGTTTAAACCCACCGGCATACTGATGTTGGACAAGGTTCTAAAGAAGGATCAACGGGAAGATATGCGCGGGAAGTTTAATGACTTGGCCGCTGGTACTGGTGATCCGCTCAAAATTCTAGAAGCAGGGATGAAGTATCAACAGATTTCCATGAACCCAAAGGACGTGCAGCTTTTGGAGACGCGGCGATTTTCCGTTGAGGATCTGGCCCGCATTTTCGGGACCCCATCAGTATTGATTAATGATACATCAGCATCCACCGTCTGGGGGTCTGGCATAGCACAGATCAAGCAAGGTTTCTATGAATTTGGATTGCGGCCAACGCTTGAGAGAATGGAAGCCGGTATGAAAAAATGGCTTCTTCCTCCCGAAGAGCGAAAGAAATACGACATTGAATTTGATTTCAGCGCTTTCATTCGTGGCAACGAGCGGGAGCAGGCCGATGTTGCAAAAACTCGGATGTCTTCTGGACAAACCACAATTAATGAAGAGCGCCGAGAGCGTGGGCGGCCCCCGGTTAAAGGCGGCGACAAAATATATTTGCAACAACAGATGATCCCATTGGATGACTTGGAAAAGGGGCAAGATAATGCCGTTTGAAATTAGTGTGCCACAAGCAAAACAGAACATTCATTGGGATTTTGAAGAAGCCGCCGCTGAAAAATGGGTGCCAGTCAAAGCCGCCGCCAAAGATGATGCGCGGACAATTTCAATTTATGACGGTATTGGGGAACAATGGGACGGCAGTGGCACGACAGTGAAGCGGATCAGCGCCGCCCTTCGGAGCATGGGTGATGGTGAAGTGATTGTTAATATCAATTCACCAGGCGGGAACATGTTTGAGGGTGCGGCCATTTATAATACACTGAAATCTCATGACGGAAAGGTGATTGTGAACGTGGTCGGGATCGCTGCAAGCGCCGCCTCAATTATTGCGATGGCAGCGGATGAACTCCGCATAGCTAAGAATGGATTTCTGATGATCCACAATGCATGGTCAATTGTTATGGGTAACCGTCACGACATGCGAGATACAGCAGACCTGTTCGCAAAGTTTGATGACAGCATGGCCGGAGCCTATGCAGACCGTTCTGGTCTACCTCGCCGAGAAGTCGCCCAGATGATGGATGATGAAACATTCATGACAGCAGAAGAAGCTATCGAAAAGGGCTTTGCAGATGCCTTTTTAGAAAGTGATGACGTGGTGGAAGAAGACGCCCCGAAAAATCACGCGCTTCGCAAGATTGATGCGGCCCTCGCAAAGGACGGTATGAGCCGGTCAGAGCGTCGGGCACTGATTAAAGAATTTTCTGGCAAGCCGGGCGCTGCCAGCACCGTCACGCCGAGCGCTGACGATACAGCAGAGCTGGCCGCTGCAATTTCAGATGCGGCCCAACTTTTCAGAAATAAAGGATAGAGAAATGCCACAATCAGCAACAGAACTATTTGAGGAATTCAAAGGTGAATTCAAAGCCTTCACGGCAGCAAATGACCAAGTTATTTCGGAACTGAAGTCAACCGTTGACGAGTTGAGCACCGAGCAGGTTGCAAAAATTACCACCGCCCTGACAAATATTGAAAACCTCACTGCAAACCTGCAGGAAATTGAACAAAAGGTTGCCGATAGCATTCAGGATGGGACCCAATTCCCCGCCCAAACCGTGGGTGAAATGGTGATCGCATCTGACGCATACAAAAAACTTGCCCTTAATCCAGGTGATACACCTGAAAATGGCACAAAACTACATGTTGAGGCCAATACGATTACTGGTCAATCTGGTGGCGACAGTGATAGTACGTTGGTGCCCGCCGACCGGAAGCCAGGTATTATCCCGGGTACATTCCGAATGTTGCGTGTCCGGGATCTGTTGACAAAGGTTCCAACAACCTCAAACGCTTACGAGTTCACAAAAGAGGATACTTTTGTGAATAACGCGGCAGAAACAGCGGAGACAGCGGCCAAGCCAGAAACTGATCTGACATTTGTTCCAGACAATGTACATGTGCGGACAATTGCTCATTGGATTACCGTTTCAAATCAGATCCTGGCTGACGCTCCTGCACTTAAGACATACATTGATCGGCGGATGATGTATGGTGTTGAGTTGCGCGAAGAAAAACAGATTGTAGCAGGGAACGGTACAGGTCAAAACATTAGTGGAATGACCGCAACGGGTAATTTTGCGGCCTTCACGCCTACAGCTTCTGAAACCGAGATTGACGGTGTGAACCGCGCCAAAGAAGCCATTATCCTTGGTGAATACACACCTACCGGTGTCTTAATGAACCCAGCTGATTGGTTTGCAATCGAACGTTTGAAAACAACAGATACTGCCTATCTTGTGGGTAATCCATTCGGATCGATAACCCCCATTCTCTGGGGACTGCCTGTCGTCCTTTCAACTTCGATGGCCGCCGGTAAATTCTTGGTCGCTGATTTCGCCGGGGCATATGATTTGGTAGAGCGTCAATCCACTGTTGTTGAGGTGGGTTATAAGAATGATGATTTCACCAAAAACCTGATGACCATCCGCGCAGAAAAACGGAGTGCATTGGCAACATTGCTGCCGTCTGCAGTGCGCTATGGCGACTTGAAGGCAGCGTAAGTCAGCATCACTGATAATCGGAACTTAAGGGAGGCCGAAGCCTCCCTTTTTTATTGAGGACACAATTATGAAGAATTTCAAAGCTTCCCGGGAATTTTCAAATACCACTGCTGGCAATTTTGAGACTGATGAAGTCAAGCCAGTCCCACATGCACTTGGGGAACGTTTAAAAAAACTGGGCCTTGGTGATTGGGTCAAAGACGACAGCACTGAAGCGAGTGATAAAACAGTAGATGGCACTCAAGAGCCAGAGAAAGAGCCAGAGAAAGAGCCAGAGAAAGAGCCAGAGAAAGAGCCAGAGAAAGAGCCAGAGAAAGAGCCAGA